GACTTGTGAATTTTCAGCGTTGCCTGTGGATAACTCTGTGGATAACTTTTTATCAAGGTAGGCTATAAACTCGTCTGTCATTGGTATGTCTGACACACAGATAAAGATTTCAAAACCTTTTTTGTAGCCTTTGCTTTTTCTAAAAAGTGCTGCATACTTCTTGTGCTTCAACTCACTGAACGCTGCTCGGTGTGAGCTCGCTCCGTTTGTCGAACGTTTTTCAAGCTCCGTCAGGTATATCCGCCAGTCGCTCTTATTTGATAAGATTTCAGCAAGTAGCCCTTTTGCTTGTAAGCTCAAGCTAGTATCTTGGAGAAATCTGTTATTCATGCTTGTATAATTTTCATCAGTATTAGTGAAAGATATACTTCATTCGGTTATGCTCCTTTCTGGTAGATGCTTGCAACGATATCGTAGTAGCTATGCCCTGCCGGTATCGTGTACTTGGTTAGATCATCAACTCTGGAACCGTCCGCCATAATGTTGATTATGGTTGGTTCCCATTTTTTTCGTTTCATGTTATAATTACCTTTGAATTATTTACCATAGCGGCTGACTCTGGCAGGGGTCAGCCTTTTTTTGTTTCCTTGACGACACTATTGAGCTAGCGAGGACTTTTGGATTTTATTTTTAGGAGTCATTATAAAATCAAATCATCTAATGGTATTGCTTACATTTCAACTGAATTGTTGCCCCGCTAGCTCACCAGTGCCGTCAAGGTGTTGATATTATTTGAATCTGTTTTTGGTTTTCCACTCGATGAAGGACTTAAACCCTTCATAGTTGATGAAAACCAGTTTGTGTGTTGGGTTGAATACGTAGTCCCGAAAGTCTTTGTTGTCCCTCATTTCTCGAATAAGGTTCTTTGCCATCGACTTCCCTAGACCTTCCCACCGCTGCATGAGGTGATCATAGTCTCCCCACTCAGCCGTCTCGTTGATACCGACTGGTTTATATGTGATTTCCATTGGCAGTCCTTTCTGATCTAAACTGTTAAGCGTTCTTGGTTAAGAAATTTGTTAATGAAATACTGTTGACCCTTGCCAGTAACCTTAGTTGTCGTGTTGGTAGTTGTATGTCCGTCAGCGTGATTGATATTTGTCTTTTTCAACTCAAACAGCTTTAAATCCATGCTCTTTTGCGTTGGTTGATTCCAAGAATCCCCACGGCGACTAATTAGATAACCGTTAGAGCGTAGCCACTGAAAGAGCTTGTTTTGACCAATATCAATCCCGTTCTGTTTCAAGATTTTAGCCAGCTCGCCGATTAGGCAAGACGACTTGCTGGCACTGACAGCGTCAGCGAACAGCACCTTAGGACGGTCAGCTTCAATCTGTGCTTCTAGCTTATGGACTTTCTTGTCAGCCATGAGCAACGCCCTGGCCATGATTTTTTCTGGGCTATTGAAGTCCTTCTCAACTTGGATGAAGTAATCTCTAACTTCATGTCCTTTATTTGTTTTTGACATCATAGCTAAATGCTCAGCCATTCGGATTGTGACAGCGTAATCTTGTAATTTCTTTGTTCCGCCGTATTGATTTTGCTGTGTAGTTGTAACTACGGAGCTAAAATCTTCGCCTTCTTTAAACATTTTGAAGTTTTGCTCAACCCACTGGCTGAAGCGGGTTTTAACTTCTAAACTTCTATGTAAGTCACGAGCCGAAACAACAGCACTGTCATCTTTGAAATCTATACGAATCAACTCATTCATTTAATCACCTCTTCCATTTTTTTATTGTTCATAACATAATATGTAATATCGTCGTCCATTTTTGAATTGGCAAGTTTCTTCTCGGTGACTCCTATTAAAATTGGATTGATAAATTCTTTTGAATAGGCTAATAATTGAATAGTCGGATTTTTATTATCTGTTTTCAATTCAATAATCACTGGTCGCTTGCTGCTTTTTTCTTCTGCTAAAATGTCAATTCGGCCACTTTTTATTGCAAATTCACTTTTTACAAATTCAAAATTAGGAAACAGCGTTTCGAAGTTTTGACAGATATAATTCTGCATATCATTTTCACGATTTTCCCTGCTGCTTTCACATTCTAGGGCGTGAATGAATTCTAAATCTAAAAAGTCAATTAGATATATTGTTCCTTGGAACTTATTCAGATATTTATCTTTGATAAAAGTTCTCAACCTTTTGATTTGTTGTGAGTTGTAATTGCATTTTTGCTTTTCTCTAGCTGCCCACAAAAACAATTCTTCAAAAGAATTAAACTCATGATTTTCGTTTAGTGTTACATTAATTAATTCGTTCATTCTTGTTCCTTTCTAAATTTGATATAATTGGCTTATCTTTGATGAAAGGAGAGACAAGCCATGATTGAAAATTTTGATGATTTCTTAGAAGCTAAGTATCCAGAAATTCGAAGCGGTATCAACGAATCTGTTAGCGAAGCTTTGAAATCACTTGTTGACAAGGGTATTGAGTTTGATAGTGAAGTTGTTGCTATTTCAAGTGCTATCGCATTCAATACAACTTGTGAGATTCTAAAGGCTTATGATTCATATGTGCAAGAGCACAAGAATCAATAGTATTCATTACAATCTCTAAAGCTTCATTAGCGTTTACCACTTTTGGTAGGCGCTTTTTTTGTCCACTATACGGATATCGTTTTGGTTTCATGTTTTGTTTCCTTTCATTTTGTTTAAATTACTTTACGTTGTTTTAATTAGGTTTGAACTATAACCTAAGGCGATGTTAATGCGTTTCAAATAACTGCGTACTCATTTACTTTTCGACTTGAATTAAATTCAAGTTTTGTTGTAAAAAAAATATCAGATACCGTACAAATCAGACGATTGAATGTGGTATTTATTACAAATGGTTACCATGTTCTTAGGAGAAATAGAAAGTACGTTCTTCTCCCAAGCACTGACCGTTTGAGCTGTCGTACCAACGCTTTTCGCAAATTCTTCTTGCGTCATGTTATGACGTGCTCGAAGTTCTTTGATTGTAATCTTTGGAACTGTTTCTGTCATTTTGTTCCTCCTCTCTAACTAACTTACAAACACATTATAACTTGAATTAAATTCAATGTCAACAGTTTTGTTGATTTTTTTTCAAGTTTTTTTAAGTTTTTTATAAATCAACTTGAAAATTAGGAAAGTCTACTATATAATATTAATATAAACAGCAAGGAGAAAGATATGGATTTGAATAAGCAAAGAGGAAGCAGAATTGAAAGTTTGAGAGCTAGTAAGGGCATTAGTCAACTTGAATTAGCGAAAATGTTAGGGTATAAGTCTGACTCAACTATTTCAAAGTGGGAAAGCGGTGCTAGTATTCCAACAGGGACAAAGATTGTAAAATTAGCTCAAGCCTTGGGGACTTCGACAGATTACATTCTTTTTGGAGACGGTCCAGAAACCACCGAAGAACAACAACCCAGCCCCCATGACATCGACGAAATCATAGCCAATGCCATGATGTTTGATGGCAAACCGTTGACCGATGACGATAAGCGTGCCATTCGTGGCATAATTGCCGGCTATATGAGTAGCAAGGGGGAATGAGGATGAAAGAGATAATCTATCTGGACACAAATTTAGTTAACTCTCTGCTCGCTCAGCAAAACGCTGGGTTAGTCACAAAATTGGTTAATGAAAACAGTGAATCAGACTCTAATGCAGAGGGTGGTTTTGACCAAACTGCAACTTCTGTTTCTGGTGGGGTTTCTACTTTAATCAAGGCAGGCGTTAATCACTCAGCTATCGAGAACGAAAATTACAATATTGTCTTCTCACGATCAAACAGAAATCTAATCGAGACAGCATTAGATGATTACTCTCTTGATTTGCTACTTCAAGAATTGGAAAATGACAAACTTTTAAAATCTTCCGACTTTCGAGACGGCGACTTTGTCTTTACTGTAGGGAGGTTTGACTTCTTCGACTTTGAACAATTAAAAAATGTCTCCACTTTTGATGAAATTGAAGATATTCTTCCCGAATATGCCGAGTTTAAAAAACTTCAGTCCGAATACAAAAGAGTAAAAAATAACACTAGAAAAGAGCAATTAAAAGACGAGATTTCGCATAACGGCTGGAATAACTTAGAGTCCATTCGGTCAATGTCAGCCTATTTCGAAAGGTTATTTCCATCCTCTAACTTGGCCAAAGTATCAAATACTATTAGTGTTTTGCCTAAGGAATACATGAAGGTCCCAACTGCCCAACTTGGTCTTATGCAGCTCAGCGGAAGACAAATAAAAATACTAGGTATCTGCTCATCTACATTTGATGAACAGACGCCTAGTGACTTGTCTATGATGGCTAACAGTATGGAAGTTTTGAAAAAAGCACCTACAACAATCATTGCTATAATGCTTGACTCGTTCGATTTGGTATCAAGTGGCGATTATTTAATTCGTCCTATCGCTATTTATTACGAGGATTAAAAAAAGTGACTATACCTGCTTTCAAAAGACTTTTGCTTAGATTCCAGTCTCGCCTGACCGTCCTTGATTAAGGCGTGATTATCTGCCATATTCTTTAAATTACGTTCTGCAATTTTTAAGTGTTGGTCTTCGATAGATTGCTTGTTGCGTTTTATTTGTTTGAAAAATGACAACTAAATCACCCCTCTCTATATAAATTTTAGCAAAAAGATACTTGATAGTAAATACACTGATGGAGGCTTTATGCCCGAAAAAGAATTACTTAAGCAGTTCAACGTGTCTCTTTGTGAGTTCGATTCTAGCCAGTGGCCACGAGATGGATTTCTAGACCCTGTTAACCGTGTGGTTTACATCAACGGGGATTTACCCCCAGAAATACGTTTGAAGGTCATTCTGCATGAATTAGGGCACTTAGAACACAACTCTAAACACTACGAGCGTCTGCGAGAAAAGTACGAGGCTCAAGCCAATAGAAATATGATTCATGAATTGTTGAAAAATGAAAATCTGGACGATTTCAATTACTTACACTTCATGGAAAAATATAATCTCACCACGATTTGTGATGAGACGTTTGTAAAAAATGAATATCTAAAAATGATGAGGTAATGTCATGAAACTTTTGAAAAAATACAAATGGTATATCTTAACAATTATTGTTTTATTTTGCCTTGGCTTAATGTTTGTGCCACGGTCTGGGAAGGAATCAAAGGAAACAAAACAGCCTAAAGCTGTCAAAGTAACAAAACACACCACAAAGTCAAGTAAACATAGTTCTTCTTCGACTTCAAAAGTTTCTAGCAGTTCAAGTTCAGAGCAACCGCAACAACCACAAGAACAGACGCAAACTGAATCTTCTCAAGCTCAGCAAGAACAGCCTATTGACGGCGTAGGTCCAACGCAATCACAAGTAGACCAAGCAACTGAACAATATGGCTATACGCCTGGATATGGCGGAGTACCTTCCGATTCTCCTGAGGTAGCAAGAGAACAAGCAGACCAACAAGCACGCCAAAACTGGCACGATAGCCAAGTTGAGTGGGCTAGACAACAAGGGTTCATGGATTAATAAAAACCAGCAAATCTTAAGCGATAAACTGGATAAAATAATTAAACATCTTGAAAACAAAAAAAGCCCTACACTCACCGTCGCCAAACTTAGAGTGTAGAGCAAGCATCACAGAAAATAAAAACACTATCACGGTAAAACAACCTAACAAGATTGTGTTCTTTTTTCTGTACCCATTTTACCAAATAATAGGAGATATGACAATGTGGGTAGAACAATTACCGAATGGAAAATATAAATATTTTGAAAGATACAAGGACACTTACACTGAAAAATGGAAACGGGTTTCTGTAACACTTAATAGTGGTTCAAATCGAGCAAAGAAAGAAGCTCAACGCTTACTGGATGATAAGATAGCCCAGAAAATAGAATCATCTAGCACTTCTAACGTATCATTCCATAGTGCCTTCAATGAGTGGTGGGAATTTCACCAAAAGCAGATTAAGTTAAGTTCAATCAAGAGCCTTGCAGCATCCGTTAAAAGAATATCTGACACTATAGAGCAAGGAACAATCCTATCAAATATCAATGTCCGACTTATCCAATCCTTGCTAGACACTGAAGACTGGACAGATTCCCAGAAATATCGTGCCAAAACCGTATTAAATACATTTTTCGATTATGCTATGGATCAACAACTTATAACCGATAACCCATCACGAAAAGCACGACTGCCAAAGAAAACTAATAAACTTGAGAAACAACAAGCTGCCAAGAATAAATACTTAGAGCCAGACGAATACAGTCGCTTGCTGAAAGAACTCTATCGGAAAGATATTACACTGAGATATGCTCTGGCGTGTGAATTTATGCTTTTGAACGGTTGTCGGATTGGTGAATTAGCTGGTTTAACAGTTTCAGATTACCACAAAGAGACACGCTCTCTGGATATCCACACATCTTTCAACAGATATATCCCAGAAAACGAAGGAACAAAAACGGTCGCTAGTTATCGAACCACCTACCTCACCAATCGAGAAATGGAAATTATCGACCAGATACTAGAATTGAAAGCATTAAGCGAATCAACTAACCCAAACTGGTATCATAGTGATAAAATCTTCACGACCAATACTGGCAAACCTATTCACAGTACAATCTTAAGCGCATCACTTCAACGGGCCAACACTAGACTGGAAACACCTATCGACAAGCACCTATCCCCTCATATCTTCAGACATACCACAATAAGCATACTGGCTGAAAACAACGTGCCCCTAAAAACCATCATGGATAGGGTTGGTCATGCAGATTCGGAAGTAACTACTAGCATCTATACCCATGTCACAAGAAACATGAAAGACCAAGCAGTTAACATTTTAGATAACATCATTACGAATAATCTTGCCCCCTCTTTGCCCCTCGGATAGAAAAAAAGAACCCTAGGTTTAACCTAGAGTCCTCAGGAACGTTGTTAAATCAACGTTTTATTTTTTCAAGTTGTAGAATGATTTCAAACCACGGTATTCTGTTAGTGCAATTTAAAATGCGTATATAATAGGAAGAAAACCTATTAAATAAGGATATATGCGTGTAAGATGTAGACGGTAAAACTCACAAAAAGTTACTAAAGTTTACACTTATTGCCCCTTATTTGCCCCTTTTTATAAAAAAGACTTGGCAGCATGAGCTACCAAGCGACAATAGAAAAAAACAAAAACATTCTGCACGTAATCGTCCAAAAGTACATCTATAGTGTACCTCTATTTAGATTAAATGTCTAACGTTATATACAAAATAAAAACCCCGACTAAAAGTCGAGGACAGTTCGAGAATATTCATCGAAACGACGCCAAGTATTCCAGAATCTATGTTATCACTTATCTTTGAAAATCACAAATAAAAAAGAGCTATGAGATAACCTCGTAGCTCTTTGCCTATGATGGACTTTTATTATACCAAATAAAAAAAGCCCCAGCAAATGCCAGGGCTTCGACCACTACTGCCATGGTATCCCTACTGCAGTGTGAGGGGAGGTGATATACTCCTTTTCAGTTTATAGTTTGCGTGGTTCTTTTATTTAATTATACACCAGTTTGACCTTGTGTCGCTTGTGCACGTTCTTCAATCGCTTTAACGACTGATGCACTAGCTTCATTGATTGCTTTAGAAACCGCTTCGGCGTCGTTTGATTGACTGTATAGGAAACGCTCGAAGTCTGCATCTTCTAGTTGCAAACGTTTAGCTCCAGTCGCTTCGAGGGCGTCCACTGTACCCATTGAACCGATACCAAACACACGACCATTGACGACTGCTACCCAACCTTCTTTACCGCTCTCGCTACGTACTACAAAATTCATAATATCTTCTTCCTCTTTCTTATTTACTAAACTGTCACCATCATTAATAATAACAACGTTCTTATCCAATCCACCAGCTAGACCAGTCGATGTAAACTGCCACCAGCGAGTATGTTCCATGTTTGGATACACACCCCAGTATGGTTCTGGGCGTACCTCATAATCTGGATACGCTGCAATCCATAAGCTATTAGGATAGCGTGCAGTGATCTGATCTACATACACGTTAGCCAATGTATAGGGCTTGTAACTGTAATAGATAGGCTCGAAACCATTCGCTTTACAGATATCCATAAACGCTAGGACTGCATTAGTATTCGCTTGCTTATCACCACTAGCCCCATCCTCATAATCACATACAAGGTAGCGTGGATGTGATGGCAAGTTACTGATAAAGTAATTCGCTTCAGCTTGTGCCGTTGCGACATCGCCACCAAAACGAGCGAAGTGGTAGTATCCAATACAATTACTTGTATTGGTTTGCTGAGTAGCTACTGGACTAACCCAGCCCACGCCCTCGGTCACTTTGATAACTGTATTGTTCGTACCACTGGCACTACAGATACTAGTTAAGTCGCCTGGTTGGTAAGCTGACACATCGATAAAGTAAGTGTTTTCAGTCATCCCGTCAAACGGTAATTCAAACCAACCAACCATTTGTTGAGTTGGTGCACTCCAGTCAATATAGCTGAAATTACCAGCACTATCGAGGTTACGAGTGACCTTGCGTGTCCAACCACCGTTGTATAGAGCATCACCATTACCATCGATATTCTGTTCGATTGTGATTACAGTACCGTCTGGGTTTTCTGCGACCACAAAGCCAATGTGCCCGAATCGGTGATATGGCAAGCAGTTAGTTACCCAAACACTCCCTACTGGTGGATTGTTAGAACCGNAACTTATACATTGCCCGCCATACGGATTCGTTGGCACGGTTACACGTTGATTGACTAGGCTCTCAAGTGTGTTTAATAACTGTGTTTTAGATGTCATAGGTCTCCTTTCTCATAATTATTTTTGAATAGATTGTTTAATTTCCGAGATAGTTCTCTCTAACTCTTCGACCTTCTGTTTTAAAGCGTCAATTTCGCTTGTGGGTAATTGAGACTTTGTTACAAGCGGGTCTTCCGCAAATTTATTTTGTTCTAAAACCTGTAGAAAAAAGTTATTGTAAGTTGGAAACAACCCATACGCTTGGCTGGTAGACAATGATGACGATTGTTTATCTTTAATTTCTTTGATATCTGCTCCGACCGCTTGAGCAAATTCTGTGAACTTACTCATAGGCTCACGCTTTCGCTGCGTTGTATACGTTCACAAGTTCTTCTTGCTCGATGGTATCGAGACGGCCACCCAATTCAGTCATTTTCGAGATAATACCGCTGTTGGTATTGCCACCCGCTGCTTCGATGTTATCAGCAATTTCCTTGAGTGTGTTAAGGTTTT